ATGGGCGAACAGACCAGAAAAAGGGCGGCCAAAGGAAGGCCCAAATCGATCAAGACCCAAAACGCTGGCACTCTGGAGCTCGTAAATGAATTGCTAGTGAAGATGAAGGAACAGATGAAGAGCGCAGAATACAAAGTTAGTCTGTCAGATTTTGTAAGATTGCTACAACTTCAGAAGGAATTGCAAGAGGAGACGGTTGAGGAGATCAAGGTGAAATGGGTCGAAAGCAGGGAGGAAGAGTAGTTCAGCAGGACATCATTTATTCCCCTCTACCATCGCAAAAGCGATTCCACAAGCTGAAAGCACGGTTCAAGGGATTCTCCGGGCCGATCGGCAGCGGTAAGAGCCAAGCACTAGTAAACGAGGCCGTAAAACTTAGTTATGTCAACGCAGGAAGAACGGGACTGATTGGAGCACCAACGTACCCGATGCTGCGTGATTCTACGCAAACTTCATTCTTTGAGTTGCTGGCTGGTAGTGATGTTCCGTTTGAGTTCCATAAGGCGGAAAACGTCGTCGTCATGAAGCACACACAATCGAAAGTACTGTTTCGATCCCTGGAAGACTTTGAAAGGCTACGGGGCACCAACCTGGCATGGTTTGGAATCGACGAGCTGACGTACGCGCCGGAAGAGGCATGGCTCAGGCTACAGGGACGGCTTCGTGATCCCAAGGCAACCGTGCTCAGCGGGGTGGCGGTCTGGACACCGAAGGGCTTTGATTGGGTGTACCGGAGATTTCTGAGCGAGCCAAGGGAAGATCACGAGGTTGTCATTGCAAGAGCTGGGGAAAACCACCACATGCTCGACAAGATACCGGATTTTTACGAGCGGCTCAGATCCAGCTACGACGAGTTGTTCTACCGGCAAGAGGTGCTGGGCGAGTATTTGAATCTGGCTGGAGATCGCGTGTACCACGCCTTTGACAGAGGAGTGAATGTCCGTCCGGGGGAACCGGATCGTGGCAAGGCTTTACTGTGGGCGCTGGATTTCAATGTCGACCCAATGTGTTCCATTGTGGCTCAAAGATCAGCAAAGGAGTTCACAGTGCTTGATGAAATCATCCTCAGGCGAGCAACCACACAGGAAGCGTGTGCAGAATTTCGAAGCCGGTATGGAGGTTGGGCTTCAGGGATTATCGTGTATGGCGACGCGTCAGGCACTTATAGGAAGACGTCAGGACTGAGTGATTACTCAATCATCCGTAACGAGTTTTCCAGCGCAGGGATTCGCAATGTTCAGTACCGTATGCCTGCGTCTAATCCATTAGTTCGTGACAGAGTCAACCTACTCAATGCGAAATTGCGATCGGCGGACGGAAATACGGCGCTTTTCATAGATCCCAAATGCAAGGAGCTGATTCTGGATCTGGAGCAAGTCTCGTACAAAGCCAATTCGTTTCAGATTGACAAGACAGCCGACCCCAGGCGAACGCATTTGAGTGATGCGTTGGGGTACTTGATATGGCAGGAATGTGGCGACAGGCCAACAATAGGGGAGCGATGCGAGCGAATACTTTAAACACGGAAGGCTGTGACCATGGAGATTACACTTGAGCACCCGCACTATGCCGTGCAGAAGCAGATGCTTAGCAGGTACTGGGATCTTTATGTGGGGGGAGAACATCTCAAAGCACGAGCCAGCGAATACCTAACTCAACGGCAGAAAGAGCCCCATCAGGTTTATGCAGAGCGCCTTTCGAGAGTGTTTTACGAAAACTACATAGGATCGATCATTGATTGGTTCGCAGCGACGCTTTTCAAACGTGAGCCGGTGATCACGCTGGAAACGAATAAGGCGGACGCGAAACGATTCTTTGCTGAATTCATCGAGGACTGCGACCTTAGGGGAAGTACGTTGACGGCCGCACTCAGGCAACAATTCATCGCCGCCCTTGTTCAGGGACGGAGCTACATGCTGGTCGACTTCCCGAAACACACTCAGCGCTTACAGACACGCGCACAGGAGGACGAATGCGGAGCGGCGAGGGCGTACCTGGTCGATTACAAGGCGGAGGACTTGATTAATTGGGAGACTGACGAGCATGGGGCCTTTGAGTGGGTAGTCGTACGGCAGAATCTGCTGAAGCAAAAAAAGCCGATAAAAGGGCAAGCACAGCGTGAAACTCGCTGGCTCTACTACGACCGATCGAATTATAAAGTCTTCGTACGCCGTGAAAGTGAAGAGGAGGATGTGGCGCCTGAGCTAGTGGATCAAGGCACGCACGGGCTGGCTGACCTGGGTAAAGTACCGTTGCTCGAGTTACGGTTAACCGACGGCTTGTGGCTGATGAACAGGGCCGCACTTCTGCAAATCGAGCATTTCAACAAGTCGAACGCATTGGGTTGGGCGCTAACCATGGGGTTGTTTTCGATGCCCGTCGTTTATTCGGACCGGGAATGGAAGCAAGTGATGGGGGAGTCCTATTACATCCAGCTCGGGCAGCAGGACCGGTTCGGCTGGACCGAGCCGGAGGGGGGCGTATATCAAATTGCTTCGGAAAACCTGACTCGGCTCCAGGAAGAGATTTATCGAGTCTGCTATTTGCTGCACCAGTCCCGTGGGGTCAACAGCAGCGCGTTGAGCCAGTCGGGATTAAGCAAGCAGCGCGATTTCGCGGTGACGCAGGAAGTGTTGAGAGCATACGGGGACATCGTTAAAGAGTACGCGAAACGACTGCTGAAACTCGTTCACGAGGCCAGAGGAGACGATGCGCGAGTAGATGTCTCCGGAATGGATGACTTCGACATCGGCGATTTTGCGAATGACCTAGCCGACGCCGAGCGGTTAATGAACCTGGGAATTGGATCGCCGACGCTACGGGCGCAGGTTTTTAAGAAACTGGCGGGCAAGTATCTTTGTGACGTGCGGCAAGCGATTAAGGACAAGATTTATGAAGAAATCGATGCATCAATCGACCGCTTGACACCTGAGCAATGAAGGATCATCTTCGCAACAGGATGCAAAGAGGTGGTCATTGAGTGCGGATACAAGGAGAGGCAATGGAACATCAGGAGAATTCATCCGGAGACGAGATCAAGAATATCATCAGGCAAGTGTTGAAAGAGTACGCCGAGTCTGAGCGCGAACGGGCCGAGCCGGCTTACAAGGCCGAATTGTTAGAGGAGCGCCGAAGGCGGGAGGAGCTAGAGCGCCGGGTGAATGAACTCGTTGAGGATAATCGCCGAAGCCAAGCAATCGCCGAGGAGGCAGAGCGCAACTCGGCGATCCGGGCCGAGCTGCAAAGACAGGGCATTGCAAAACCAGACCTTGCCTTTAAGGTGGTCAAGGAAGATATCCGGCGGCGCGACGACGGACGATTGGTGGGTTTGTGCGCCGACGGGGAGCTCCCGTTGCGCGAATATGTTGCCCAGTTTGTCTCGGAGAATCCTGAATTTTTGCCCGCACGGTTGAGCGGAGGATCCGGATCCGGCGCAACTCAGCGAAGCGAGCCGCGGGCGAGCCGCCCGCCTATCGACGTGGATAGCATCCGGCCCGGGATGAAGAGAGAGGACTTGGATCGAATCAGGCAAGAGGTAGCCCGAGTGGCGATGGACGCTATGGCGGGCAAGTAAGGGAAAGCGTCCAACACAGCAGTCAGGCTGCTGCGCATGGAGCCGCGAACCAAGCAGATCGAAGTTGAAGGGCGTCAGCCAAGCGCCAGTTGGTGATGCGTTCATCATGACGAGCTGACGGCTGTGGCGTCCGCCTTGACAAAAGAGCGCCATTGGGTGGAAGCGATCCCATCGAGGCGCTCAAATAAATCCATTACAAGAGACAGAAGATAAAGGAGTCCGATGGGAGCGATTACTTCCTCGAACGTAGCTAATGCGATTGTGAAGCTGGTGGCCGTTGATGCCTTACCGGCGTTGATGGGAAACCTGGTCATGGGCAACCTAGTCAATCGTGATTTTGAACCCACGCTCGCACAGGCCGGAGATACGGTGAATGTGCCGATCCCTCCGACGTTGGTGGCGAACAACATTGCGGAGGGTGGATCGGTCGTCACGCAGAATCCGAATCTCGGCAATGCGCAAATCACGCTCAACACGCATGCTGAGGCGACATTTCAGATACCGGATGTTACGAAGGTGCTGGCGGTGCCGGAATTGTTGCAGCTATACATGCAGCCGGCAGTAGTTGCGCTGGCCGAGCGTATCGAGGCCGATTTACTGGCCTTGTATTCTCAGTTCACCGCCAACGCCGTAGTGGGCACACCGGGCGCCGCCATTACAGAAGCGGTGGTTGACGCCGCTGAAACTGCACTGTTCCAGGCCAAAGTGCCGGCCAGCCAGGCTAAGCATCTTGTTGTTGATGCGGCGACGTACTCACAGCTTCGCCAGATCCCGCGATTCAGCGAGTTTCAGACTGCGGGCGAGGCTGGCTTGAGGGCCTTAGTGGACGGAACGGTTGGGAAGATCAAAGATTTCTTCGTGTTCCGTTCGCAATTCGTTCCCAAGACCGGCGGCGCTCCGGCGACAACGCACAATATCGCGTTTGCGAAGGACGCCATTGGGCTTGTTGTCCGGCGTTTGCCGCAACCTCTTCCTGGAACCGGCGCCATCGCGGAGTACGCAGAATTGGGTAATTTTGGGCTGAGGGTTGTGATGTCGTATACCCCGAACACGTTGGCGCAGCAATTCACGGTTGACGTGCTGTACGGGGCCGCGGTATTGCGCAACAGCTTCGGTGTTCAGGTAAAGAGCTAAAGCACGTTCGCCTGGCGGGCTTGCACAACTGACCTCCGGCTCCGTTAACGGACTTGGAATGGAACGAATGGCCGGTCCGCCCAGGCGAATTTCAACAAAAGGCAGGCAGGGGATGAATCTACGAGCATACTACCAGAAAATACGAGATGCCGAGAAGGCGATCCCGGCGGAATTTGCCGTTGTAGTGAGCTTAGAGACACCGGATGGCGGCCGCGAGGGCGTGATGACCGAGGTTACTCGGTCACAGGCGGCAAAGCTGATGGTTGAAGGGCGCGCGCGGCTAGCATCGCGAACGGAAGGGGAGAAACATCGGAAGGAGATCTCTGAGATCAGAAAGGCAGAGGAAGAAAGACAGGCCGCAAAAAAAGTACAGATCGCGCTGGTGTCGGACAACGACCTGCGCCTAATCCGTTCCGGGACGAAGGAACCGAAGAACTGAAGAGTGAGGAATCATTATGGCGCTGTGGCGGGATGAGAGCACACCAACTGTCCAGGATCTGCGGCTTCATGAAAGCGGTTTGCTTGAAATGGCAGGCATAGAGAACGTAGATCTCCAGGACAAGATAATGGCCGCAAGAACAGAAATTGAAAATGAGCTACTTCTCTATCTGGATGAGAATGGCGGGGATGCGAAGACGGATCTCGGTCGCGCCGTAGTGACATCGCATCTACATCAATGGCTGGTATTCCATACCTTATCCGTAATCTATCGAGACGTCCATTTCAATCAGGTGAGCGAACGATACAAGGGTAAATGGAGGGAGTACGCATCATTAGCGAGTGAGGCTCGCCGCAACGTCTGGGTGGCTGGAATAGGGCTCGTCAGCCGTGCTCTATACAGGCCGGGCGCGCCTCAAGTGGCAATTATTAGCGGGGCAGGCGCGGCTGGGTCCTATTTCGTCAGAACCAGTTGGGTGAGTGAATCTGGTGAGGAAAGCGAGGCCAGCGTGACCGTCAGCCTAGTGAAACCGAACACCGGGTTAATTGTCGTGACGGTTTCCGGGCAGCCAAGCGCGGTTACTGGATGGAACGTCTTCGTTGGAAACAGCGAGGACAGCATCAGCCAGCAGAACAGCTCGCCAATATCCGTGGCAGCGAATTGGATCGAGCCGACAGGAGGGCTGGTGAAGGGCGCCAATCCGCCTACAGGGCAGACTCCAGCCACATACATCCGGAAACACAACATCATCATGCGGGGGTAAGTGTGGGACTGCTCAGTGCCTTGGCTACACAGAAGTTGCACGGTTCACTCACTGGAGAAACCGGCTTAAACATGTTTGTGGATCACTACAACACAAATAGCACCGGTCCTTTGCCATTGCTGGGTGAAGAACAAATTGTCATGCAGTACATCGGCGTGGAGGTGGCGGAGAAGAGACCAGTAAAATACCCTATTATATATGTTTACTGCGAGAGACTGACCCACGACTTAAGGGAAAAATTCAGGGCTGTATCCGCAAAGTGCCGGTTAGCGGCGGAAGTTCGTGTTTCGCAAGACCGAATAGATGGACTGGAAGCGCAGGCACAATGCTACGCGGACGCGGTATGCCAGGTACTGGATCATCAACGCGGGGATTGGGGGTCCGGTGTCTATTATGGCGGCGGGTATGAAGTCACTTTCCATGCGGTGCGCAGCGGCGGGCGCAACTATTTGCAAGTGGCCAAGATAACGCTGGAAGTTGACATCTGTAAGGAGTGAGGTGAACGGAAATGGCATGCTACATAGCAACGTGGGATAACCGGTTTTACGGAGCACTTGAGGCGTCATATGGGTCAGTGGGCGCCATCACAGCGAACAATCGCTTACCGGGCTTAGGCTTGTCTGCTGCTCAAAAGAGCGTACGTCTTCGACGTCTCGACAAGACGGGAAGCAGGAGTTTTCAGGGGTATCCGTCGAGCCTGCGAAGTGAAACCAATTATGCGCTCAAGTGCTTTCTGGCGACCTGGGCCAATCAGGCACAGCCGCCAAGCTACGGGCCAATGTTTGAATCTGGTTTGGGTGCAAGTCCGCAAATGTTCACCGGCGGAGTCGTGGACTCCACGCCCGGGCCGAACAGGGTCCGCCTAACCGCTAATCACGGGCTCACAGTCGGGCAAGGGATTTCATTCGGCGGCGAGATCCGTTTTGTGACCGCGATTGTGGATGCGCAGACAGTAGAACTAAACACGGGGTTCACCGTCGCGCCGACCAACGGATCTCCGCTAGGAACGACAGCGAGCTACCAGACATCCCGTACGTTAAGTAGTGTCAGCTTACATGACTACTGGGTTCCTGATACGGCCGTTCAGCGAATAGTAAGCGGCGCAGTTGTAGAGCGGATTCGGATTGTAGTGAATGGAGACTACCATGAAATGGAGTTCCGCGGACCGGCCAAAGAATTGATCGACAACGCCACCTTCTTAGTTGGCCAAGGGGGACTGAGTTCATTCCCTCTTGAGCCGGCCGCCTCCGGGACGCAGTTTTTACCTGTTGCAGGACACCTCGGGCAAGCGTGGCTTGGGGCGATTCCCGATCGCTTTTATACAATTACAGAGGGCGTAATTCAAATTAATAACAACGCAGAATTGCGATCGCGGGAGTTCGGGAGCACATTGCCGTTATGCATTGTGCCAGGACTTCGGGAAGTCACTCTCTCAATGTCTTTGTACGCTCAGGACACTAACTCCTACCGCAGCCTTTATCAGGCAGGCCGGCAGCAGTCGCCGATTCAGGTCATGTTTCAACTGGGACAGCAACCCGGCCAAATGATGGGTGTGTATATGAAGAGCGTCGTACCTGACACACCCGAATTTGATGATCGGGAGGCAAGGCTTCAGTGGTTGTTTTCGGGATGCGTTGCGCAAGGCACAAATGAAGACGAGGTTTTCATTGCATTCGGGTAG